CACCAGTAGACCTTATCAGCAGGTTGATGGTCGAGTTCAGGCTGGCGTCGTCCACGAGCTGGTCTACATCGCTGGTTTCGGCTGCGGGAATGGTGATAACAGCTCCCACCAGGTTCTTGTTGTAGACGCCTGCGATGTCCGAAGATGCGGCACTGGCGGCACCCATCAGAGCGAGCAGCACCAGCAGAACAGCTATAAGTCGTCTCATTTCAGTGGCCTCCAGAGTAGCCAGATAGTACCGGCACCTGCCGTGGTTGATGCGCCAACTGCCAGCTTGATTGCAGTTGCGGCTGCGAACGGGATGTTCAGGGCGATAGGATCATGCATGCCTGCCGTCTTGGGGAAGTCTGCATCAGCAATGTAGGCATCTGCATCAGAAGCATTCCCGAGGGTTAGCGTGTCGTTAAAGCCTGTGGCGATGTTGACCACGGCGTACTCCAGGACGCTGTTGCCTGGCACAGTCCCAATCACATAGCTACCGGCAGTCTCATCGAAAATCAGCTTAGCCTGGTTGGCATAGAGCTTTGTGGCCAGCAGGTTATCAGCCTTCGTGGGCCCCCAGATATAATCAACTCTATGAGTCAATTGGTGTCACCTCTTCAGGTATGGCGAATATGGCTCCGGAACTGAGCAGCACCTCAATGGTACTCTGTCTTTTCTTCTCAGGCCTGACAGCCATCTTGGCGGCATCCTTCTGGCTGATGATAGAGCCCCGCGTGAACTTGCGCAGGGCTTTGCCATCATGCCTTTCGAATGCTCGCACCACTTTGTAGCGAGTCATCGTTACCGCCTTCAGGCTACCACGTTCTTCATGAACATACCAGCAGTTGTGGCCATTACCACCGGGCACCAGCACTGGAAGCCCTGGTAATAGGTGGTGTGGGTGTGCAGATCGGGCACCTGGGTCAGAGCAGTATCGAAGCCGCCCAGAGGTTCGTTGAAGGACAGGTTCATGCCCGCCAGGGTGGTCAGAGGTCCGGGGGAGGTCACGTATCCCAGCCAGATGTGCTTGCCGAAGATCCAATCCAGAGCGACGGTATCGCCCGGAGCGGCGGTGTTGTACATGGCCTTGGCTACCAGGATGTTATCGATGTCCAGAGCCTGGGCTATCATCTGCTCGTTGAGCTTGGTGGGGACCTTGTCAGCACCCTGTGGGTTCCTGTAGAGACTGATCAGCTGGTTGTTGATCCTCATCTCCTCATAGGCCTGCTCGCCTATGACCATCGTGTTAGGCAGCAGACCACAGGCCTTCTTGATAGCCAGCTTGGAATCCTTGAAGACACCCAGAGGGTCGCTGTCCGCGTCGTTGAACTGGCGAATGGTCTCGCCTGTGGTAATATCGCCGGGAGACCAGGTCTCGCCGCTGGATACGCCAGTGACATCGATTCCCCAAACAGACTCCTTGAAGTAGTTGTTGGCGATGACCAGCTCCTTATTCAACTGGAGCACGTCAGTAACCATGTTGGTTGTCGCCTGCTCGATGGGGTAGCCCTGGTCGGCCACGTAGGGGATATCGGCCATGAGGGGCATCTCGAAGGCATACCTGCGGCACACATACGAGCCGGGGGTATCTACCTTGAGTTCTCCCTGAGGCGGGATGCTGCCGGGCCTCCACTCACCTGCCTTGTTGGTAAAGTGATTCTCCATAGCCCACTTGGGATAGAGACCGGCTATCTGGTTCACCGATATCATGGGGAACCATTGATCAGCCACGAAGTTTGTGGGTTCCTGCCTGTAGGCGAGAGACCACTCCGATTCCAGCCGGGCTACGTGGATCTGTGAATAGTCCAGGCCCTTGTTAACTACCTGCTGGGCCAGGGATGCTATAGTTTCTTTGTAATCCATGAATCATCACCTCAAATGTTCGCCTGGTACGTGAACAGTCTCACGGTAGCCGGGAGCCCTGCGGCAGCAGCGACTTCGCACTGTCCCACGATGATATCCCCGTCAGTGGGCGTGGCCTTGTCGCCGACCCCACCAGTTCCGACTTTCACCAGGTCACCTACTGCCAGACCACTGGATCCAGTCTTGACGAGGGCTTTGCCTCTCCACTGGACCAGCGCGGTGATTGAGAAGTTGGTGGAAGTCGCGGTTTCCGTAGGCCTGTTGCACAGGACGCCTACCGGATGGCCGCTTGAGTAGGTCTGCACGGTCCGAGCTCTGGTGGTATCGAGCTGGACGAAACAGTACTCCAGGGCAGACATGTCTCCATCGGGATTGTAGGAGCTAATGTCTCCTGGTAGAGCTTCCCTGAATGGTGCTGTCATATCAGTCATTTCAGATCACCCCCATCTGAGCCTTCACAACGTTTGCCCTTTCCTCGGCCATCACGGCCTTAGCCAGAGCGCCATTCTCGCGAGTGGCTGCGGCTACCGCCAGAGCGTGGCGAACCTTGGGATCCGTGGGGCCGCTGCCGGACTTCTGGATTAGGCTCTCGTGCTTGGTTACCAGGGCTTCGAACTCGGCCATAGAGGTCCCCGGTGCGGGCCTATCGCTGCCTATGGACTTGTAGAGGATCTTTCCTGCCTCTGCCTTCATGGCGTTGGCCTGCTTCAGGGCCTTCAGGATAGGCTTTCTGGCTTCAGAAGGCAATCCTTCCAGGCTCTTCAGAATCTCGGCTCCCTCTGCAGGGGTCCCGAGCTCGGAGAAGTCGGACTTTGCTATGGACTCGTAGTCCTTCTTTCTCAGGATAGCCCGCAGCTCTGCGTTCTCCTTCCTGATCGGTTCGACGGCCTTCTGCACAATATCTGTGATATCGGCCTTGCTAAGAGTGACCGAAGCCCCGGCTCCGGCCTTGTCAGCCCTGGCGGGCTTGGTCTGTCTCATCGTTACACCTTCGGATTTATAAATCAAGAATTTCCGGTTGTTAGCCGCCTTACCGACTAACGATACCTCATCTAATTCCAGATCATACAGCTTGTTTGCCATGGGTTTTACACCTCGATCATTAGAAAAGATTATAAGGGAGTTCGTGAGCCGGTCCCGGCTATCGAGAACCCGGTGATCTCGCCTTTCTTCACTGCCTGCCAGAGCCCCTTATCGTGCACTTTCACGGCCATGATCCAGGAGCCCTTTCTCACCGGCTGGCCGTTGCACTTGAAGTCCGTTGGGGCTATGTAGCTCTCGATGATGCTCGCTTTGGCCACACCAGAATGCTCTTTGCCTATCCTCTGGCTGGTCTGCATGAACTTGTGGCAGGCCTTCCGGATTTCGGATTCGCTCAGGATGTCACCCTGCAGGTCCTCGACTCCGGGTTCTGAGACGACTCCATAGACGATCTGCTGATCTCTAGCGGTCTTGATGATAGGCACCCGGTAGGACTTCATGACCTTGCTTACTTCGTCCTCGTCTTCCTCTTCATCGTCGTCTTCCTTCAGGAACTCGGGGAGGTCTTCATCTTCGTCCTCTTCGTCGTCCTCTTTGTCTAAGGACTCCTCTCCGGGCTCGGCCTCTGCCTCATGCTCTGCCAGGACTTCCCTGATGTCGTCTATGAGATCGCTGGCATCATCGCCGGAGATCTCCTCCTCTTCATCGGGGAAGATGTCATCCTCTTTGTCGAGGGGCTCCTCTTCCTCTTCGGAGAGGGTTTCGGGCTCTTCCTCGACGGCTGCCTCTTCCTCCGGGCCTTCCTCGCCCTCGCCGTGCTCCTGCATCCACTGTTCCAGAGCGGCCTGATGCTTCTGCTCGTCGGTCTGGATGGCTTGCAGGATCTCTTTGAGCTGCGGGTCCTGGACCGCATCAAGGGCCTGGCGATATGCCTCCATGCCCCCTGATTCGTCCTCTAGTCTTTCGCGGACGAAATCGAGATCAGAGCTTCCTTTTTCCATCTCTGTATCTTCATCGTCTTCTCGAAATATTTCTTTTTCATCTGACATAATCTTGCCTCCTAGTCGGGGGACATGGACGTCTTGGTAGTCCAGAGATTTCGATAATATTGATACTGTGCTCATACGAGCCACCAGACCTTTGTGGGGTCTATTTTGGATTGGGTCATTGGGATGCACCGAATAAAATAGTGATAATCCGTGTTAGGGTGAAACGTTTATTCTTGGAAGATCTTATCTAGCACCTTCGCTCTATTGGGGTGCTTTTTGCTAAACGCCTCTTTGTCCTGGTGATATATTGCTACAGCCTCTGCGAAGTCCTCCGCCTTGCCGTTCCTGCCGTTGATGCCGTCAAGCTTCATCGCACCCTCTGAGTAAGACGTGACGTGGTTTCCATCGGCGGCTATTGCGTCTTTGTATTCTTCGGTTGCAGATATTCGCTTATTCCCCTGATCGAACAGATGTGCCGCCTCGTGGTTGAATATGTAGGGCAATTCCTCTTCCGTCTCCTTGGCGTCGTACTTTTCTTGATCTCCAAAGAGAATGATGGTTGAGCCTTCCGCCTGGGCTCTGGCAGTCATATCCACCTCTGCATAGGGATTGATTTGAATTGCTTCGATATACTCCCTGAGCTTCGGGGGCACTGAATTAATAGCCCGCTCTATAGCATCGTCACCGATGCGATTCATGCCGCGTAGATCTGGGTCAGCTGGCGCATACATTTGAACACCGTTATGGAAATATGTTATTGCGGGGGCTTCCTCGGAGGTCTGCTCATCGTCCCCATACCAGTAAGGATAAGAATCGATCTCAGCAGGGTCGTCTTTTGTGGGGACATCTCCACCACTATTGAACTCGCTATTCTCCCAGCGAGCCTGTACTATGTCATCCGACAGAGTGTTGCCTTCTGCATTAGGTTTACTGTCCCTATCCACATGAGAGCTTTGGGCCATGGGGTTATTAGGCGTCTCTTCCACCTTTGGCTTCTCCAGCTGCTTGGGCGCTTCCTGTCTGCTGGGCTCTTTGACCGGTGCGGCCTCTTCCTTGGGCTTTGTGGCTGGCTTCTCGGGTTCCTTCTGAGACGTGCTCAGCCACCCGATCTTATCCAGCGCACTCCCACCAGACAACAGCGACTGGATTGCTCCGCCTACCCTGGCCTGCGATGCGGCTTCCTCCCTCCGTTCCATCTTGCGCCGGGTCTTGGAGGGCTTCTTGGGCTTCGATGAGCCACCGCCACCGGACCCGAACTGGCCGTTATCGGCTCGTGGGTGCTTGGACTCGTCCCAGTCTGCTTTGGCTGCGATGGCCTTGCAGACGGTTCTCAGGAGGGGTATGCGCATAATCATGATATTGCCTCAGCAGTATCTTTCGGCTTCGCGGCCCATCTCTTTCAGAGCCTGCCAGTCATCCATCAATGCCCGACAGCGAGCTGCCATAGCCCGGTGGGCTTCGCGGGCTTCGAAATCTTCTTCAGGAAACA